CGGCGCGCAATACCCGGTGCCTTCCGTTCGCGCTCGATAATTCTTTCCGGAGGCGAGAGAAAATCTCTCCTGCCCCCGAAATCGCGAGATAGAGACTGCCTCGCCGGGCGATGGCGCCCGAGAACAGGATGAAACAAGATGACCCAGACCGATACCGCCGCCGCCGCGTTCATCGTGTGCCTGCCGAGCGGGTATAACCTGCGCGGAACGATTTGGACGGACGAACCGGGACGCGCGCAGCGGTTTCCGACACGCGAGGCCGCCGAGGCGGCGTTCGAGCGGGCGAAGAAGTTCATGCGGCCGTCGCAAAGGAAACTCGCTCGCATCGTCGCCGCGCCCACGACCACGGAGGGTTAAGCGATGAACCTCCCCGCGATCCCGGGGGTGCGGCTGGAAATCGAAGACGACGGCGGCTTCCCGCTCCTGATCGTCACCGCGCCGCGCGCCGCGATCACGGAGGACATCGTCCGGGCGGCCCATGCGGCTGCCGGCGAAAACGGCGCGGGCATTGAGTTTCGCGTCGCGGATTGAGCTACGGCCGCGCGGGTCCGGTCACGTTCCAAAACAGGACGCAGCCGGTTCCATGCCGCTCGCGGCAGATTTCCCAGGCCTTGGCGTCGTAGTGCGGATCGGACGGAAACGGCGCGGCGCGCGCGGCGTGCTCGCCAAACCCGCGCGGATAGACGTGGATCGACGCGCCGGCGACATCGCCGGCGGACAACGTCCGGCCGACCTGGACGACATGCCGCCGCGCGTCGGGCCACGCCGCCGCGAGCCCCCGCGCCAGCACGCCGGAACCCGCCGCGCACCATACCTCGTCGGGCGCCTCGCCGGTGGCCCGCGCCGCCGCGGCGATCGCGGCCACCGCCCCCGGCAGATCGAACCCGAACGGCGCCAGCAACGCCTTGCGGGCCTGCGCATAGGCGCGCGCCCGATGCCGCACCACGTTCAGATATCCCGGCGCGACCTGGAAAATCCGGGCGCCCATCCGCTTGGCCTCGATCGCGCGCGGATGCGGGTCGGACCGCTTGGCCACGAAGATGGTCGCGCGCTTGCCCAGCCGCGCCGCCGTGTATGCCAGCGCCGTCTGGGCGCCGCCCTGCGCCGGGCTCGCGTAAACCACCTCGTCGGCGCCGTCGAACAGGTCGCCGGCGAACCGCGCCTTGGTCCCGCCTGGAAACAGGTCGTCGCGCGCGACGATGATGCCTTCATGCTCGGTCAGGACCGGCGTCGCCGGCATCCAGGCGGCGAGCGCGGCGGGCACCGGCTAAAGCTCCTCGCCATACCGGGTGTCGTCGGGCGGCGCATCCGGGTCGGTGGGCAGCTCGCCGAATTCCACGGGGCCGATCGCGGCCGTGGCTTTGCGCGGATCGCCCTTGCAGAACACGAACAGGTTCTGATGGGTCTTTCCCATCTTCCTGCTGCTCTCGAATTGCTTGCCCACCCGGATCGAGAGCGATCCCACGGCGGTCACCAGCACCGCCTCGTTGTAGAGCCGCAGGCCGGCATCCTCGCACGCCTGGACCGTGTGCCAGGGAAAGCCCCGGTAGAACCCCTGCTTGTCCCGCACGTCGCCTACGACGAAGGCCGCGAACCGATCGTCGCGCAGGCGCCTGGCCGCGCCCGCGATGATGGCGCGGTAGGCCGTGAGGAACGCCGGATAGGCCATCGCCGAGAGGTCGCGGGGGTCGGTGCTGTAGACTTCCAGGTCGGCATAAGGCGGGCACGAAAACACGAAATCCGCCATCGTCCCCGACGCGAGCGCCTCGATCTCGCGGCTGTCGCCCTCGATCCAGACCGGCTCGGGATCGCAACCGATCGCGCTCGCCTGGATCCGGTTGGCCGCGATCTGGCGGGCGCTCAGATCGACACCGATATAACCGCGACCCAGCTTGGAGGCGACGATGCCGCGCACCGACCCGCCGGCGAAGGGATCGAGAACGATCCCGCCCGGAGGGCAGAACCACCGATAGGCCAACTCGCACAGCACCGGGTCGAAGATCGACGTGCCGGTGGGCGGTCCGGTGATGTTGTCCGGCATCTTGCCGAACGTCAGGCCCGCCGGCGTGCCCCCGTTGGCGGCCCGGGCGCCGGCCTTGCGTGCGTCCCTGGCCCGATCCAGGGGCATCGCCGCGCCCCCCTCGATAGCATTTGGAACGCGCGTCATTTGGACCCCGCGGCGATCGCCCGGCCGCGTCCGTCGCCGCGCTGGCGTTTGGCGTAGTCAGCCGCCGGCATGGCGCCGCCGCCCGGCGTCGCGTTCGCCCGGCGGCCAGCCCTCCCGATCGCCTCGCTCCAGTTCGCCGGCGCGGCCGAGAAGGTCCTCGCCACGGCCCAGTTCGCTCTGGATGCCGAGCGCGATCCAGGCCCGCTTGCGATCCTGCCACCAGCCGTCACGCGCGTTGAGCACCGAGAACGGTGGCAGCCCGAAGCGGTCCGCCAACTTCGTCGGATCGCCGGGCTCGTCATCATCATCGCCGAGGCGGATCGACTCCAGTTCGTCGTCATCGAACCCCGTCATCACTCCGAGATTGAGATCGGCCGCCTCCAGCGCGTCGAGTTCGATCCGCAGCAGGCGCATGTCCCACTCGGCTTCCTCGCCGCTGCGGTTGTCGGCCAGGCGGTAGGCGGCGATTTTCGCCGGCGTGAGGCCCTCGGCGACCTTGATCGGCACTTGCGTCATGCCGAGCAGGCGCGCCGCCAGCAGCCGCGTGTGGCCCGCGACGACGACCATTTCCGGATCGACGACGATCGGTTGCTGCCAGCCGAATTCGCGCAGGCTGTTGGCGACCTTATTGACCGCCTCGGCGCTGATCGCGCGCGGGTTGCCGGGGTAGGGCGCGACCCGGCCGATGGGGACGAGGCGGATTTTCATAAACTGAACTGAAGCCCCTAAATTTTTTTGCGAGGGAGCGACACATCGGGCGCGCGCAATTCCCCCGATGCGTCGGGGGCCTAGGAGGGAACCATTTTTCAGCGGGCCGATGCCAGCGCCTGCACCAATGCCTTCTTCATCGCCGCGGGCATCTGCTTGCGCACCAGCGCCACGCCGCGTTCCTCAAATCGAAGATGAATGCCGACCGGAGCGTTGCGCGCGAAACTGATGAGCAGATGAAGCCCCTCGCCCGCTTGTCGCGATGCGTTCTCCGTCAATCGTTGCCAGAACCCCATGCGTCCATGCACGCGACCGACGAAGACATCCTTGCGCGCCGCGACCGACTTGACCTGGCCTTTGCGCAGCTGGCCAAACGCATCGACGCTGATGAACTTCGGATTGAGCAGCGCCTTGCCCGGCGTGACATGGAGGCCGCCGAACTCGTACGGATCGAGATATTTCGCCACCTCGGGTCGTATGAAGACGGTCGCGAGCGGGCTCGGCTTGGTCGCGCGGTCGACCTGCACCGAGTTTTGCGTGAACGGGCGTGGCGATTTGAAGGCGTGCGCGATGTTGCCGCGCTCGGCCTTCTGCACCTGGAACGCGACATCGTTGATGGCGACCGCGGAAGCGAACGGCACTTGCTTGCTCGCGAAGGTGTTTAGCCCCTTGGTCGCCGCCTTGATGTCCGCATGAACCGAGATCGCGACCATTGGAAACGGCGCCCTTCCACCAGACGCCATCGTAACGTATTCTGACCGGCGGAAGGCGGCCGGAGAGCCGTCCGAGGACGCGTGAACTGCCTGCCCCGGTCGGCGTCCTGGTACACCGGCGGCTGGGGCGGGCGTTTTCCGGACCAAGGGGAAAAGCGATGCGCTGTCTTTGCTGCGAACACGAACTGACGAAGCGCGGCGATCCCGCCACGCCGGAACGAGCGCATCGCGCCCTCGCGGTGCTGCGCGCGATGGGATGGACGCGCGAGAAGCTACTGGCCGAACGCGCGCGCGTGGATTTCGCCATGCCTGGATTGTCGGAAATGATCGAGCGCGGCGAGGTGCCGTTTCCGGCATCGTGACCGCCGCGCGCGGTTTTCGGGGGGTAATCGTGCCAGACAGCGATGACGACGGGATGTATGGCCGCGAC